TGATTTTGGTTTTATTACATCATGGCAGGCATTTAAAGATTTGGGAATAACAAGATTGGCAGCGAGAATTTGGGAATTGAAAGATATGGGTTACATCTTTAAGGAAGAACGTGTTGAAACTAAAAACCGTTATGGGTTGCCGTGTCATTACAAGAAATACATCCTTGTCGGCAACATCTATGAGGGGGCAGCAGTTACATGAGCAGAACAATAGAAGATTTGAAAATGAAACAGGCACTTCCACTTGATGTAAAAATTTCACTTACCAGAGAACGTATCAGACAATGGGTAAATGAATTTGGTGAAGATGGTGTGTATGTTAGCTTTTCAGGTGGTAAAGACAGTACGGTGCTTCTTGACATAGTAAGGAATGTTTGTGGTTATTCCGATATTCCGGCGGTGTTTGTAGATGTGCCGACACAGTTTCCCGAATTGAGAGAATTTGCCACATCATTTGAGAATGTAGAAGTATTAAAGCCCAAAATCAATTTTGTTGAAGTTTGTAAGAAGTATGGGTTTCCGATAATCTCAAAAGAGGTTTCAGAAACAGTATCGGGCGGGAAAAAATATCTGAAAAAACTCTTGACAGAATGTAACAACAATGTGACCGTCCTTACAGACAGACAGACAGACAGACAGACAGACAGACAGACAGACAGACAGGCTGATACCATACCATTACCATTACGAAAGACTAACAGGAACAGGGAAGTATCAGAAAAAGGGGAATATCCCTAACTACGATAAAGTGGATGAATTAGCACTTTATACCAATAGTAGGGGGGGTATGACAGAAAGTATAGAAAACTCCGAGGAATTGGCGAGTTTGCTAAACCAAAGAATGAAAACCAAAACAGGGGGAAGCAATCAGAGATTGGCAATGCTTCTGGGATGGAGAACTCGAAACAACATATCGAGTGGGAAAGACTTGATAGCGGTGAATATCCCTAAAGAAGATCGTTCTGATTTTTCTCTTGAAAGGTTTGGGTTTATGCTGTCAGCCCCTTTTGATATTTCTCATATGTGCTGTAACGTTATGAAGAAAGCCCCCGTACATGAATATGCTGAAAAAACAGGCAGATATGCAATCACGGGGCAAATGGCAGATGAAAGCAGATTGCGATTACAACAATGGCTTCGGAATGGATGCAACGGGTTTAACATGAAAAGACCCGTAAGCAATCCTATGTCATTCTGGACGGAACAAGATGTACTAACATACATAGTCAAGAACAACCTTAAAATCTGTTCGGTCTATGGGGATGTAGTGGTTGATTACGGTGAAGAACTTGAAGGTCAAATGACTTTAGGTGATTTTGGGCTTTACAACGAAACAAAAAAATACAAGTGTACGGGATGTAAGCGTACAGGCTGTATGTTATGCGGTTTCGGATGCCATTTAGAGAAGAAAGACGAATCGAGATTCCTGTTACTGAAACAGACACATCCAAAGATGTACGCACTTCTTGATGTGATTAAAAATAATGGGGTTTCGTTCCGAGAAGCTATTGAGTGGACTAATGAACACATGACAGGCAGAGGTCATATATGGATATAAAACTATAAACATACTATGTTGGTAGGTGAATAACATGAGCAAACTAAGTAAAGAGGAATTAGCCCGTTATCAGGGTGCTAATTGGATTTTGGATAAGATCAAGGCTGTCGGCATAGATGAAGCTGAAAAAGACCTAATAATGCGTGGAGCAAGGAATATGCCTTTGGCGGTTAAAGATACAGATTTGAGAAAATTTGAGCAGACAGATAAAGCCAATACTATTAAGGCTATGCTGCTGATAAGTATTTACTGCATACATGATGCTTACGGGTTTGAAGAAAAGGAACTTAACGAGTTTATCAATCTTTTTAATAAACGAGCCGAGTGCCTTGTTGACAAGTGGGTTAGTTGGAAAGACATACAACAGACTATGGCAGAAGAAACAGGCATTTTTATTCCTATGCCAGACGGGTTTGATGCTGAGTAAGGGGGGATAATATTGTATGTTTTAGAATTATTCTCCGGTTTTGAATGTATGAGCAATGCGTTTAGGGAAAAAGGTCATCATTGTTTTACTGTAGATTGGGATTTGCGTTTTGATAGTAATTTACATAAAGACATAAGTAAGTTAACGTTGGAGGACTTACCTAACGAATTTAGAACTCCTGACGTAGTATTTTGCGGAACTGATTGTACAACATATTCAGTAGCTGCGATTAGTCATCATAGACGTAAAAATCCGATCACGGGAAACTTAGACCCTATTTCTGAAAAGGCCAAAAAGGCCGACATGATGAACCGACACGTTAAGGAACTTCTGAAAATTATGAACCCCAAAATCGTTATCTGGGAAAATCCGGTGGGGGGGCTCCGGAAGATGGACTTTATGCAAGGGTATATAAGGAATACAACTACATACTGTCAATACGGATTTTCATATCGAAAAGCTACAGATTTTTTCTCAAACATAGACTTAAAATTAAAACCTCCTTGCAAAAATGGAAATTCTTGTCACGAAAAGGCTCCGAGAGGTTCAAAAAGCGGGATTCAAAGAATCAAAGACCCGGCATTAAAAAGTGTTTATCCCCCTGACTTATGCAGACACATAGTAAATATGTGTGAAGAATATATTACGAATAAAGATAAAGGAATTAAGAAGGGACAATTTATGGAACAAATGACGATCTTTGATTTGATGGATAATGGGGACTTGTTTAAACCAAAGGAAAGTACCGATTGGAAATGGAGATTTGCTGATTATCCCCACGAAAAGAACGGTATAAAGGTATTTTCCTGTTTTGCGTGTGGTGGTGGCAGCACAATGGGGTATAAATTAGCCGGCTGTGATGTTCTTGGATGTTGTGAAATCGATAAGACCATGAATGACATTTATATCAAAAACCATCATCCTAAATACAATTACCTGATGGATATTAGGGATTTTAACAAAATGCCGGATAATGAAATCCCGGAGGAACTGTTTAATTTAGATATTTTGGACGGCAGCCCACCTTGTACAACATTTTCTATGGCCGGTGACCGGGAAGATAGTTGGGGGAAAAAGAAGAAGTTTAGGGAAGGACAGAAGGAACAAACGCTTGATGATCTATCCTTTGTGTTTATAGATACCATAAAAAAACTTAAACCTAAAGTTGTGATTATGGAAAACGTAGAAGGGTTATTGTTAGGTGAGGCATGGAGTTATGTGCAAAAGATATACAAGGGTTTTATAGATGCCGGATATAGACTTAATCATTGGTTGTTAAAGGGTGAGAAAATGGGTGTCCCTCAGACCAGACACAGGGTTTTCTTTATTGCCATAAGGAATAACTTAAATATAGACCCATCTAATATTGATATGTATTTTAACTATAAACCTATAACTTTTGGTGAAATCAGATGCGGTGAGGGCAAACCTTTATCTCCAGAAACACAAGCATACAAATATATCAAACTTGCAACTCCAAAGGACAAAAGAATCATAGATGTTTTAATCCGGTTAGGGGAAAAAGAAAGATGTTTCGGTCATAAAATCGCATGGAACGAAAATGTTCTGCAAACGATCCCGGCAAATCTTGATTATACTTGTGGAGATACACTTAAAGCAATTAGCAATTCTGATATAATTCATGCTCAGACCTTCCCGGAAGATTACGATTTCGGAGAACTTACTTTCGACAGAATAAGCTATGTTTGTGGAATGTCCGTACCTCCGATAATGATAAAACGGATTGTGCAGCGGTTAATTGATGAAAAGGTATTTGATTATAAAAACACAGAATCCAACGCCTAAAAGCGTGGAAATATAAAAGGCAATCGTTCCAATAACGCAAACAGAATCTAATATTATATCACACTAAAGGACGTTGCTGCTACACAAGGCGGGTAGTCAATAAAAGGCTATCCGCCGGGAAGGGAAAATATGGTTGATTTAACAGGAAGAAGATTTGGTAGACTAACTGTCTTAAAACAAAAGGGAAGAACAGCATCCCGAAATGTCCTTTGGGAATGTTTATGTGATTGTAAAAACATAGTTATTAAATCGAGCAAAAGTTTATTGGCGGGAAGTACAAAATCATGTGGTTGTTTGAACAGAGAACTTGCAAAACAATCCCATTCAAAGAAAGACTTAGGACATTGGGATATATATAATAATACTCGAATAAACCTGTTAAATGAAACAATCCCTAAAAACAATACAACGGGAGTTAGAGGGGTTAGTTTCGATAGCGTTAAAGGGAAATATCGTGTCAGAATCAATTTGCAACACAAAACATATCAATTAGGTTATTTTGACACATTGGAAGAAGCAAAAAAGGCAAGGGAAGAAGCGGAAAAAGAAATATGGAATCCTATTAAAACAGAATATAAAGATGTTAAGGAGAACGAAAATGCTGATTAAATGCGATATGTGTAAGAAGATAGTAGACACAACGATAGCAAGGGCAGATGGCTTACCTGCTGCGGTTACATTTGAACATGAAGATGGTGACAGGATTACGGCTTGTACGGATTGTATTATAAAGGTTAATGAAAATCCTGAATATCTGGACGATTTTCTGAAAGCGAGGGGGAAGAAATGAGGTTTTCGGTGATAATACCCGCACATAATTCTGAGAAGTTTATCCGCAAGGGACTTGATAGCATTAAGAATCAATCCTTTAAGGACTTTGAACTTATAGTAGTCTGCGATAGGTGTACGGATAATACTAAAGCTATTGCTGAGAGTTATGGGACAAAGACATTAGAGGTTGACTTTGGTAGGGACGGGTTAACAAGAAACGCAGGTTTGGATATTGCACAGGGAGAATATATCCTGTTTTTAGACCATGACGATACGTTCATACACGAATTTGTATTTGAGGAAATCGACAGAAAGTTAAGACAGGAAAATGATCCTGATTTATTGTGTTTTAGCTTTATCTGGAAGGGAATTATGTACGCCCGTCCCGTTTCTAATAGGGGTGATGTATTTCCGAATGTGTGGAGTAAGGCTTGGAAACGTTCATTTATCGGTGATACAAGGTTTACAGATGTGTATTCAATCTCGGATTTCTACTTCTGTCAGGAAATGGATAAAAAACCACATAGACGGGTTATCTGGGATTTTTGCGGTGTCTATTATAACTACTTGTTTGAGGGTAGTATCTCAAAGGAAATGGGAAGGTCAATAGAGGCAACCAAAAGGGCTTGGAGGATTGACTAAGTGAGGTGAAAACATAATGGCAACTATCAATTATGTATATTGTGCGATTGATGAACATGGTGTAATCCATGAGATAAAAACATCTTTAACACAGGCAAGACCGAGTTATTATTTCAGGATGGAAAGCAAAGGCACCGCGGCAATTCAAAAACATAACGCGTTATTCGGAGAACACCTGAGAATAGCCAGATTCAAGATGATCCTTGATGATGACAGCGAAATTGAAGAACTGACAGAACATAATATACAGGCAACCATAACCCAAAAGGCTAATGAGAAGTGCATAACAGTAATTAACAAAATGAAAGGGGAAATATGTAATCCTCAGAACATTCTGTACAAGGATTTTGATTTTGCGACTAAAAAACATTTTGGAGTTATCCGGGATGATGTTATAAGCCGGTTATTGGAAAAATATCTGAATGAGGTGACAACTTGAATATTTACATCTACACGCCACAGGGCTTTGAAACGGGCGGAATAGAGCTTTTACACCAACTATGCCATGAACTGAATACCTACGAGGATATAAACGCCTATATATGGCATGAGAAAAGCGTAACTATATCCGAAACGTATAAGCAGTATGGCAATAAGTTTGTGGTTGCCGATTTACCGCCTAAAGGTAGCGTACTGATATTCCCTGAATCATGGGTACGCAAGGCTAATGAACCCCATTATAAAGATTACCAGAAGGTAATTTACTTCGAGAGTGTTTATTATTATGAGGCTAACATTCCGAAAGATCAATACTTGAAATTCCCTGAAAATACAATCTTCATGGTGCAATCATGGTTTGCATATTGGTATCTACAGGAAAAGCATATTGAATCAATCTATGTTACGGATTATCTGAATGACGAATACATGACGGCTGATTTAAGCAAGCCCCGTAAACGTCAGATACTATATAACCCTAAAAAGGGATTAGAGGTTACAAAACGGATCATGGCTGAATTACCGAATGAAAAGTTTATCCCTATCGTAAACATGACGGTTTCCGAGATTAAAAGCCTAATGGAAGAATCCATGCTGTATATAGACTTTGGCAATCATCCCGGTAAAGACAGAATACCCCGTGAAGCTGCCATGTGCGGATGTTGTGTTATCACTAATACAGAGGGTAGTGCAGCGTACTACGAGGATGTATCGATACCTTATGATTACAGGCGTTATATGGGTGCTGATGTTTCCCTAAAATTAGCTGTTGGGCGCATCAAGTTTACGTTAAATAATTATGCTTTTTGTTTTGAGGATTTTGACGTTTATCGAGAAACAATCAGACGGGAAAAGACGCAATTCAAAGAAGGTGTAAGAAAGTTAGTTAACAGATTATGGAAGGTGAGCATATGATAGAGGTTGAGAGAGTAACCGTAGGACGGGATTGTCAACATTGTAATCGGACATATGGGACATTAGGTTGTTGTTCTACAGTTAGTAATAAATGGGTTTATTCTTGTGAAGAAGGTCACAAAGAATATGAAGAAACACATAAACAAATGACATTACCAGACGCAAAAATAAACTTAATTATTTTAGGTAGCATATGCAGTAAGCAGCCATTTTGGGATGATGAAATGCAAGAGGCGATTAAAACCTCAATCAAGAGCCTTGATGCGTGGAATAAATTGAAATCCGAGATCATGGCAATCGGTAATTGGCGGGATGAAAGCGAGATTTCTAATGATGGTGTTAAGGATTGCTTGGCGATAATAGACAGGCATATAGCAGAGATAAGGGGTGATTGAATGACAGACGAATCTATGAGTTATCTTGATGCCTTAAAAGAAATTAAAAGGCTGAAAGAAGCATTGAAAAAGATAAGGGCGGAGATAGAAAAAGAAAGTAAACTTGCATTTAATATGCTACATTGGGGCGAAACAACGGGACTTGATAAGGCTTTAAAGATTATCGACAAGCATTTATCGGAATTGAGGGGTGATACAGATGGTACACATAAAGAAATGTCCTAATTCACTTGGCAGGGGTAATCCTACAACAGAGTTTTATATTGACGGAAAACCGCAGATTTATTGCAGAGGATGGATTGATAAAATGACAGATAAACCTTTAGAGGTTTGTCAAAATTGTAAAGATTTTGTTTATGGAGAACAGATAGATATTGATTTTGAGCAAAGGGGTGATACAGATGCTTAAATACAAGGTTGTTAGGTCTTATGATTATAACGAGTGCGCTGATGAATTGCAAGAAGCATTTGATGATGGTTGGCAGTTTTTAAGGGCAAGTGAATATGTCCCGTCAATAAAATTCGATAATATACTTAGATATGGCTACATAGAGTACATCTTATATAAGGATGGTGATACAGATGGCAAAGATGCCGACAATGGATGAATGGGCAGAGAAGATAGGCAACAAGGTATTAAATGAATATGTCTATAACGGCAAAACCCTGAAAGAATGGATAGACCTGATAGCAAGCGGAAAGTTAGTAATGATCCCAGACAATGCAAAAAATGGTGATGTACTAAAAGCATTATTTGATAAGCGAGGATATACATCATTACAAGCCAGAATGGAACATACAATGTGGTGGAACTCACCATATAAGGCAGGTGATACAGAATGAGCGTAATATTAACAGGTATGGAAATGCCAGAAAATTGCATACATTGTCCGAAACGAAAAGTTATATATTTCCCTTCTGACGATACAGGCTATTATAAAGACCACTATCAATTATGCCCTATGAACGAGGATGGATATTTAACGGAATCATGGTTCAATACAAAAAAATTAGAGAGTGAACCTAATTTTAAATCCGAACATTGTCCACTTAAATCTACGGATGAATTAATCAAAAGGCTTAATGCCGAATATGAAAGAAATGTAAAAAAACTGCATTGGCTTGAAGCAATCGGTTTCGGTAAAGCAATAGAGATAGTGAAAGAATATTTTGAGGCAGGTGATACAGATGGAAACAGTTGAGGTTCTAATCAAGATTCCGAAAGACTTATACGAATTTGTGAAAGAAAAAGACAAAGAAGAAAAATTCGCTTTGTGGGATGATAAATGGAAAGAAGCGGCAATCGCAAACGGCACTGTACTTCCTAAAGGGCATGGTAGGCTTAAAGACTATGACGTTATCAAAGGCGAGTATATCCGTAAAATGAGTGTATTTATGAACGAAGAAGAAAGAATGGATTTGCTTTGTGGAATAATTGATGATGCTCCGACAGTAATCGAGGCAGACAGGGAGGCGATAGAAAAATGACGAATTTTGAACTGATGATGCTGAAAATCGCACAGGAGATACAAAAAGATGAAGAGGT